GCCGTACAGAACGTCAATACGGCAAGGCATACGGTCATTGTTGATGTCGTACTGGCGAACAATACGCATCGAGATGCCGTTGTGAACCTGACGCGAAGCCATATCGACACCCTGCGGCAGCAAGAGGTCAGCCGTTGCGAATGTGATCGCATTCTTGTGGTAGATCAAGTTCTGCGGGTACGCTGTAGAAGCCGAGCCGAGGAACGTGATGGTGGCAGAAGACGCCGGGAAGGAGTCAACGGTTGCCAGCGCATTGGTCGAGGTGTACAACGCGGGCGAAATAGCCAACGTCATAGTCGTGCCAGAAGTAACGCTGTTGTCAGCGGTCACAACGAACTGCTGCAAACTGCCGGTAGACTGGCGGGTTTGCGGGTTGACGCTGTAGACGCCAGAAATCGTAAACACATCGCCTTTCAGAACGGTTTTGGTGCCGCTTGTGAAGCTGATGTCCAACGTCGCCTGGCCTTGCGCGGTAACGGTAGTCGCAACGATAGGCGAAGCCGGGAAGTTACCGGTGGTGTGGTTCACAATCGATTGCGACATGTTGACTTCGTCGTAGCCCAGAACGCCGGTGCCCATCATGCCTGCGGTGAACTGCCGGCTGATAGTAGACGTTGGGTTGAAGAAGCCTTTCATGCCTTCGACCAAGTTCGCGTTGGCGGCAGGGTTCACCGTCGCGTAGCGGTCGTTCATCGGCGATGCGTACTCGTTCAGCTTCTGGTTGCCTTGCAGCAGAACCAGCGAGGTGGACGGCGTGGTGCCAGGCGTGCCGACAGACGAATAGATCGACTTGTAGGCGTTGGCGACATCGTTGTCGATGCTGGAGGCCAACTGCGAAATACGGGGTTTGAGAACCCGTTCCGCGAAGTCGTCCAACTGCATGGTCAGTTCAGCAGAAGTGAAGTTGACACCAATGTGCTTCTGGCTTGCGACCGTCAGCGTGGTGTACTGCTCATTGTCGTCCTGAACTTGCAGGGCGGCGCCATCGGTCACCAGAGCACGGTCGGGCAGACGGATGCGCAGGGTGGAGCCAATTTTCGCACCTTCAACGGCGAACGAGTCGTCGTATTGGCGGTTGACGTTGCGGGTGATCACTAGGTTGTTCTCGAGGATTTCGAGAGCCTTCCTTGTGATCATGTCAATGGTAAGAATGCTGTTAGCCACTTTGAGTCCTTAAAAAATTAGCGGAAGCGTGCTTCCATCTTCTTCATTTGTCGGGCGCGATCAGCAGCGATCCATTCTGAAGTGCTCATTGTTTTGATAGAGCGGGGATCAGTTGTATCGTAGCTTGATGTGCCTTTGCTGCTAGGCGTGACAGGCTGAACAGGTGGTGGAGCACTAGAAGTCTTTTTGACCATCGGTTCCGAGGCCAGTTTGGCCTCAATACGTCCGATCTCTTTGGCTTGCACATAAGGCGCCAAGCGGGAAATACGATCTGCTTCTTTCGGGTTGGCACCGAGGTAGTAGGCTACATCAGGGCCAATATCCGACGATTGGATCGTCTGTGCCATCACGGTCGTGATCTTGAGGCTTGGGTTGTACGCGACTTGTTCAAAGTCATCGTACTTGCTCCTTGCCTCTTCTTCCCTGTCGTGATAAGCACCGAGAACTTCTGTCTGCTGGCGTTGCACATCCCGTTCGTAGAGCAGCTGCTCGGCCTTCTTCAACGCCAATGCTTCGGCGTAGGATTCGGTCGAGTCAAACTGCTCTGGTCTGGGATCAGCAGCGACAACGGGGGCAACCGGGGTTGCACGCTCTCGCTCCCACTTTCGTTGCTCGCGTGCGAGCCTCTTTCCTATCGCGGCGTCCAGCTCTTCTTGAGTGAACGCTTTTACCGGCTGTGCTTCTACAGACTCAGGCGCCGCCGTGGCTTCCTGTTCCGGCGCGGGTACTTCCGCTAGTAGTTCATCAGACATTGGGCGAATCCTTGGATTCCCTGGTGAGCCGCACCAGTACGGTTATCGTGCGTTTGCGTACTTCAACGGATTTTCGGCGAAGGCTGCGTAGATATATGTTGCGCTGCTGGTATTAAAGTCCGCATATGTTGTTCTCAACTTAAATCCGTTAGATAACCAATCCATATTAAAACTTGCGCTAGTAGCTTCTGCTGCAGCATCTTGTGCCTCTAATGCCGTATTAATTGCGTTGTAAGTTAAACCTGATGTGTTGTATATTTTCCAACCGCCCACTGCGCTACTGCACTTAATCATCACCCACCGTGGTCTAAACCCAGTGTATATAAACGGACCATCCGCACTACCATTGCCCGTGTATGACCCGAATGCGCTGTAACCTGCTACCGGTGCCCAGCAGTATGCGACCGTTGGGATTGCTGTTGAATTTGTCCCGCCATCAGTACCTATAGAAAAAACAGTTAATGCTGGCGCTGTGCTTTGGAACGACGTTGGACTGTTGCTCTGCGCTGCGGTCTGGTTCAAAGAAATTGTGTAAGCAGCACTTGTTAACCCGCTGTGGTAGCACCACCAGTTACTTACGTTGGTTCTTCCCTTAAAGATAATGAATGCTGGAGCAACACCCAACCCATGCCCCACCGTAGCATTAGCCCCTGTGCCCGTGTACGTCACCACACTGAACCCAGCAGTGGTGTTAGCACTCACCGACGATGTGATAGTGCCCGAGGTGTTGGTGACCGCTGTGCCACCGGCTTTCCATTGCCAACCGACGTAAGTACTAGCAGAAAGATTTGTTAAAGAACCAGCCCCAATAACAGTAAAGCCTGTACTACTTACAGCAGATACACCATATCCAGCATATGTTATTTCAGCCGCAGTTGAGCTTGACGATAACAAAGGACTGCCACCAGAAGATATGCCCTGACCAGAACTTTGTAAAGCATGGTCTGTTACCGCATTTCTAGCTTTTATCCAAATTAAGTCTGGCTGAAACGACACAGCATTAACGGCATTACTAATAACATTAGTAGAGCTATTCCCTGTATACAGCGTAGCAGCCATCGCCACTCGACCATCAGGTACTGCAAATGTAGTTGCCATGATTAGATGTTGTAAGTGTTGAGTGGGAGGAAACCGGTGGGGGCGGTGTAGGTGAAGGGTTGCTGGCCGAAGTTGATATTGACAGATTTAGTAGCGGCGCCAACGTTGTAGCCGGGAAACACGCCACTTGAAAGGTTTGGGATAGTGCCGGAACCAAATGTTAAGTCGTGTATTAAGGTGTTGTTTTTATAAAACTTAACGTTGCCTGCGGTCATGTCAAGAGCAACGCCAATCACATCAGATGATGTATACGAAGTGCCTGTTGCTGAAGCACCACCATCCCAATAGGCTAGACCATCACTATACCAATAACCAATGCTTTTAGAACCAGCAACCGAAACACTTCCTGTAAATTGAGCACCTTGCACACCAATAATTGTGCCTACATATCCGTCGCCACTTCCTTCCCAATACCATTTGCCGCTAGTGACCATAAAAGTTGAAATCCGGTTTCCGACAGTAGCACCTGATGCTATTGCAAGGTTACCGTTAGAGGGAGTTGAACCTGCGGTACCTAAAGGATTCAGCACACAATAGTTCGCCGCAGTGGCCGAGGTCAGTGTCGGCACATCAGTCAGTGAGTCGTATGTTGACCCGGCAGTGAGGCTGATGTTGTTCGGTGTCCAGTTGTTACCGTTGCCGCTAGAGTCCGCTACCAGGGTAGATGTGCTGGTCGTATTGCTAAACGGCAGATAGAAGCCATTGGTGCCGTATGTCCCGGCGTACTTGATGGGGAGCCACTGGTTGTAGATGCTGGATGCACCAAAGGCTGTGGGGGCTAGGGCTTGACCGTCTACAAAGTTGATCTCAGCCATTTCGCCGTCAAAATACAAACTATTGGCGTTGCCGTACTGGCCTATTGTATTGGTATAGCTGCTATTAAACAAAAAACTTGATGCGCCCGCCGTTCCAGTTGCTACAGAAACACCGTTAATGTAAATAGTTACCGTGCTGCTTTGAGTAACTGTTAGTACAGCATGATACCAAGCAGCAGGGTCACGAAACACTGCCGTTGACGTACAAATACTGACGTTATTCAAACCGCAGGCTATTGTATCTGACGAAGTTAATTCTAGAAAACTAGCAGTTCCTGCCCGTGATGCAACAAGTTCTTGCTGAACGCCCAAAGTACCCCGCTTAAACCAGACGCTGTAGGTGTATGTGTTTGGTGTCCCGGCAAACGTCCTGCTCAAATACGCACTTGCACTAGACCGGAAGCGCAGAGATTTGGCTAGCAAGTAGTCCGCACTGCCACCGGCGCCTCCGCCCGTGTCAATATGGATGATCCCCTGGACGCCCAAGGCGATGCTATTCTGGGCGCCAAGGTAGGTCATTGCTTGTTCACCGGCTTCGCGTAAATGTCACCGGCAGCGGAAACTTGGATTGCACTGACACGCCAAGGAGCGCCAGTGCCAGTCGGAATCTTGAACGGAATGGCGACGTTGGCAGGCACATACGTCCCGTCAGAAGTGGTCGCCGTCACGTTCTCGCCCACCAGCACATACGCTGCCGAGGTGACCGTTACCACTACGCCTTGAGGCCCAGCAGGCCAGGTGCCTGTGGAGCCAGCCGTGCCGGTGTAGGAGACCGTCTTAGGACCAAGTTGTGCGCCGATGCACGGATTGAGCATTTCCATCGTGTTACCCCAAGAAGCGAAGTTTGTAGAGCGTGCGCAAATA